ACTTCCTCAGCAATAAAACCAACAGAACCACAGCGCAGAGCACCCGCCTTTACCCTCTGACCAATGCTCCAGCCAAACTCATCATATTCCTTATCATTAAATACAATATCCCCCTCAAGTATGGTTTCAGATTTTATGTTCTTTGCATAACCAATTGCAGGAATAGAATAATCATGGCTCCATAAAATCACCGGATTAGAAAGATAGTTCTTCAAGTTCCAGCCTTTCGGATCCACCTTTTCAAAGTCTCTGTCTGTATCGAAAGTGCTCATCACCCAGTGAAAAGAATCTTTTTCAACATCAATACTCTTAAAGACTTCTACCTGCGGACTCACTTTTCCGCTGTGAGTATTCTCTTTCATAAAGCGGAAGAATGATAATTTGTTCTCCAGTTCCTTGCTTTCAATTCCATCTACTTTAACAATCAAATAATCCTCCCTTATGTTTCCAATATTGCATATCCAATAGATTGTAGTCTGTAGGTCTTTTGTATCCGATTTTTCTTTTTAATCTGTGGGTATGAAGAGAAACAGTCTGTTTTGACAAACCCGTAATATAACAGATTTCCTTTTGACTTTTTCCCATACCGATATACATCCCAATCGCCATTTCCGATGCCGTCACTTCGGTAATACATTTACGGTCAAGAAGATAATCATCATCTTCAATGCTCCGCATAACAGACTCCGGAAAAGTTTTTCTTCCTTCCTTAATTTTCAAAAAATTATTTTTGAAAACATCCTTACGCTCAATACAAGGAATAAAACCGTTACTTCCAAGTTCATAAATTCGCAAAGCGAAATATATTGAACATTCACCAATCTCAACAAAATAAGGAAGTATTGCTTCGTTTAAGATTTTCATTCGCAAAAGAGGATACGTAAGCACATATCCCAGAAAATACTTATCAAAAATAACAGCAGTATCTTCGGCATACCTTATCATCTCGTACATTTCCAGCCAGCTCTTACAAATAGAAATCTGATTTTCGCCAAAAATAGCAGAACCATTAACCACCACAATATTTCTTACTTCGTCATCACAACATGCAACAATTAATTTTTTCACCATTTTTTAATTCTCCACATCTGAATTGCCGGAAGTAACCGGAACCAGAGAAGAAGCTCTATACCATACGTCACCCCAAGGTTTCGTTTCCTGGCCGCGTTTACGTAAAACATCGTTTATAGTCTTCAAACCTGCGTTAATCTCCGCAATATCCCGGTTGCTCTGTGCATCCTCGCTTTCCTGCAATTCTGGTATAGATTCAAGATTAAAAACACCAGTCTCAGGTAATTTAAATCTCGAAAAAAACTGTACTTCCAAAACTTCCTCAAAGTTTTTAAGAAGCGGAATCAAAGTGTAATTCCAAAAAGCCCTGTGCTGACTGTCGGTATCAGTACCGCTCAAAGAACTCTTTGAATCCTGTATATTTGCCACCCGTGGCGGAATACCATACTTTGCAAGCAGCGTATACAGATTCCACTTTTTCATATCGTAAAGTTTAAGAACATCAGGACTGAACGTCAGCGGCTGATATTCCGTACCTTTACCCAACACAGCTACACGATTCTTCATGCCTTTCCCGTATTTCTTATCCCAGGTTCTGGCCAGTAATTCAGCCTCCGTTTCTGTCAGAACCTGATCAGTTTTCAATAATCCTTTCGGTACACCTCCTTCCTGCAGCAGACCCGTATTCTGCTTTGCCGCAAGCAAATCCTGCTCAATTTCCAATCCAAGGCTTACCAGCGGACTAACACCTCTGTAACTGTTCCATGGATTCCAATCCTTAAAATGTATAATTTCATCAGGAAGAATCATAACCGGACGCCCGGTACCTTCTTCCGTATATACCCATTTAATAACCTTGCCGTCATCAACGACATGCTGCATGTTCCTCGGGTTCAGAATATAAATCTCCGTAGGAATTCCGCACGAATAATTCTTTCCAAACCACCAGAAAGCTTCTCCATCCAAACACCACCAGGCACAAGTCTGTTTCCACAAATCAAACCTGCTCAGATTCTCATTAGGAAATCTAAAAAGCTGTGCAAGCGGAGTATTACTTTCAACATCACCATTTTTCTTTATTTCAAATTCAGCCCTCGCAACATTTCTTGTAACAATATCAATGCAAACCGAAACCCAGCCATGCTGCAAATAAGGATCAGAGCAAACCTTTCTTTCGTTTACAACAAAATCCTCAGCAACAGTCTCATTATTCACATCGTTCATGCTTCGGAGTTTTTTCTTCCTCGAAAACAAGGAACTAATCTTCATTCAAAAATCTCCATATATATATTTGATTTAATATGCAAAAAACTGCGGTATTTTTAAAAATATTTTTGCTTTTTACAAAAAAAATATATTTATCATCTATACAAATGTATAAAAGTATGCTTCTATTGACATCTACTAGGTGTCATTATCAATTTTCCTAAAATCTACACCATAACAACACCGCCAGTGGCAGGACTGAAAATCGCATAACGCATAGCATCCATATAGTGGTCATTTACCTTTATAATCTGATTATTCTCATCACGCGAATAATCCCAGATTTCCCCAAGAACGCCTGTACAATCCTTGCAAACAAAAAACTGACCTCTCTCAATCTTTGCAATAATGTAATCAATTCCAGCATCCACACTGTTATTAGCCTTTACCCCTCCCGGAACTTCCTGTATTCTTTCACCGCCGGCAGGGTCGCAGTAAGTCACAAAGCTGTCATCATACCAGTGCTTGGACAGCTGCTGCTCAACACTCGTTTTAGTCGTAATGTTAAAACCGCCAAAATCAGCAACAACATAAACCGTGTCACCAATCCAGCCAATCTTTACAGCCGCAATATGTAAGCCAAAATCCTGACCACCGGTAAACTTGTCAAACTTTTCAGGAAGCTTATCGCGTGGAAGAATCATAGATTCATCAAACTTTTCGTATATACTTCCATCAGGTTTTACCCAAAGACCATCACGGAATCTTGCTCTCTGTTTTTCCGGCATGTTATCAAGAATGTCAGAAATATAATCCTCAGAAAGGTTTTCCGCGTTGTCTATCGGATTCAATATTGCACTGTCATATAATTCAGGCTTATTCAAAGCTTCATCAGTCCTCGGTTCAATCTTCCTGATAAAAACCTTATAAGCCCAATGCATAGGACTGCACGGATTACAGTCATAAAAAAACTTATTAACACAGCCATCAACCTTCATTGCCAGACGGCTGTAAGCAGTAGTAATAGCAGAATATGAAATCTGACTTACCTCATTAAAGTAAATCGTCACATATTCATGCCCCAAAATCTTGTCTACCTGTTCGCGGTCTCCAAGTCCGCCAATCCAAATCTCTGAACCATTCCAAAGTGTTATAACTCCGTCATGTACGTTAGCAGAGAAGTTTTTAGCCCCAATCGTTTTGTTCAGCCAGGGAATCAAAGTTTCATGCAGAACAGAACTTCTGGCATCCTTTGCCCTGTAGCGGCAAATCAAATGCCGGCTTCCGGGGTAAGCTGATGCCCTGTAAATAACCGCCATAACAAGAACAGTAGTTTTTCCCGAACGGCTCCCGCCAAAAAGCAGAATATGCTTTGCAGAACCTTTAAGAAGCTCAAGAGCCTTTTTCTGAACCTCCGTCGGATTAAAAACTGATGTTGTAACACTTACAGCTCTAGTCATCAAATCCCCTTGAAGGAATCAACAAAGTTTATAGCCAGTTCCCCCTGTACTGACTTTACATTTTCCTTATCCGTTCCACTAAGAAACGAATCCAGCTTTGCAGAACGTTCAAGCAAGTCCATAGCCCTGTCAGCATTAAGCTCTTCCGGCTTCAAAGTCTTAAGCCTTTTCGCAACAAGACCATCAAACTCATTCAGCATATCCATCTGCCTTTTCTTCCGCTCAACACGTTCTGCAATCAGTTCCCTTTCAGTCTCCTTCGCCACATAATCATCATACTTTGCAGCTCTCTCTTTCCAGTTAAAGAGCCTTGCGTAACGACTCCAGGAACCGTACTTTCTGGGGTCAATGCCGTGCAGCTCAAGACACCCTTTGATACTGCGTTTATAGCCCATATTCCTGAACAGGCAGAAAGCCTTGAATGCCTTCGGACTCTCTTCTGACATACGAGTCTCCCAGCATTCAGCTTCTGCAAGTTCACCAAGTTTGCCGGTTGGTAATTCAGCAACTTGTCCTCCCAATTAAAAATCCTCCTTTCCCTTTATTTTTCAATCAAAACCTTGTCACAGCCGTAATTAACAACATTCTCTCGGTCAATACGGGTAAGCCTTACAACACGTCCGTGATTCACAGTCACCGTAACACCAAACTCCCCAAAATCCCTCGTATCAAGATATTCACCCATAACATCCTGAACACGACTCAGAACCTCTTCCTTAGTCCTTAAAATCATCATCATCCTCCGTATCCATCGAATGAACAGGCGCAACAACATTCCGGCCAATCCAGTCATACAAATCATTCTGGCGGAAAACAATCCTCTTACCGATTTTCGCATAAGGAACAAAACCGCCTTTCACAAGCGTATACAAAAAGTATTTGCTTATAGTCAAATAGCTAGCAGCCTCAGCAATACACATAATTGCCGGAAAAACAGTTTTTCTTTCAGGCTTCTCAGATTCATAACTCAAAGCATTTTCCTGCATAAATACAACTCCCTGGTTCAGTTCAAAGAATCTGGGTTTTCCTCAAACATTCCCATTTACTTTTTCATTCTGAATACATAATAAAGCCCAATCCCGTTTCCCAATGGGAAATAAAAGTCAAGCCAAAGAAAATAAAAGTCAATTCTAGGGAAAGAAAGGTTAAGAAAGAGGAAATAAAAAAAATCCCCGCGTTATGCGAGGACTCTATATCCAGCCATCTGTCATTGCCGGGCTCGACCCGACAATCTCTATGCAGCCAGAATACTCAAACGGCTCTGTTCAAAAATATCCCGTATCGTGTTGAAATGCTCGTCTGTCATGTGGTCTGCATAATGCTTAGTCATAGCCGGAGTAGTATGACCAAGAACCGCCTGCACATTCCTCATATCAGTCATATTTGCAAGATAAGTTGCACAGAAATGCCTCAGAGAATAAAAATCAATATTTCTCTCACGCCTTTCCTCTTCACTAACACCAATTCTTCTCAAAGCCTCAAAAAAGCCATCATCGTAATACTGAGGTAAGAACGGCTTATCAATAAGGGCGCTGGACCAGAAAACAAAACTATCCTCACTCGCAACAGGACAACGCTGAGCCTGAACAAGAAGCCTGATAATTATGTTATGAGCTACAGGCACTTTACGTACAAGATTTGTTTTAGTGCTCTTCAAATAACCCGTTCTGTGCCAGCTGTGGCGAATAGTAATCAAATCATTATCAGGATCAATATCACGAACCTGCAACCCCGAAATCTCCCCAGGTCTCAAACCGCTGAATGCAGACAAATTAAATGCCAGGTACATAACCTCGCTGTCCCAGTCAAGCTCATACAAAGCCCGAATCTCTTTCTCGCTCGGAATACCGCGCTGAACAGAATCACTCTTAGAAAAAGCCTCAACATTAGCCATAGGATTAAACTTAATAATCCCCTTGTTCTTAAGCCATTTCAAACCCGTAGCACCGCAAGTACGAGCATGGTTTATAGTCGCTCCCTTAAGATGCCTGAACGTCGCAAGCTCCTGCAGAAAGTCCTCCAGATACTGCTCAGTAAGCTCCCCGACAGTAAAGCCCTCACCAAAGAACGGCAGCCAGTAACGGTCAATCATCCCGCGCATTTCCTTACAGTGATAATCTCCGCAAGCCTTCTTATGCGCCCGCTTATTTTTTATATATTCAGATTTTTCCGGATCCCAGAAGTTTCTCAAGAACTCACAAAGCTTCAAAGTACAGTCAGGATTCAGCGCCTCATAACACTTATCTGCCACTTCCGCCGGAATCATCCCCGATTCAGCCAGAGAATTCTTCCTGTGTACAATCACAATCTTTTTCTTAGGAGTAGTTTCTACAGGAGTAGGAGTTGTATTTAAGGCAGACACAGAAGAACCAAACTTTGCAGCAAGCTCAATATATAAAAGCTTAGCCTCTGAATCAGTAAGCCGTGAAAGCAGGTTCTGAACATCAATTCCAGAAGACCTATTTTCCTGCTTTGCAATTCTCAATGCAGTTCGTGCCTGTTCAGAAGGAGCACCATCTTTGAACCAGTTAGAAGCAATTAGCATAGCCTCGCTATAGTCAGCAGTATGAGTACTCTTCCAGGAAGTACGTTTTCCTGTCATCTGATTTACAAAACTAACAGAATAAAAACCATATTTGTTCTTGATAATGTAAAACGGGCGCATAAAAACTCCTCGTATCCGGCAAGAAAACACACCAATGTTATGAACTTTGTTAAGTTTCATGTTAAGTTTGGTGTTATCCCTGCCTTAACTTTGAATTTTTAAGTTCCCAATTTCTAAAAAGAGGGTTGCTTAACCAATAAAAAGAAAAGACAAATGGCTCGCTAAATCCTTATAAAACAAGAAAATAGCAAAAAAAAAGCTCCTGACATGTGTCAGAAGCTTTCATGCCACAAGTTAGAATCGAACTAACGACATACGGATTTTCAGTCCGGCGCTCTACCAACTGAGCTATTGCGGCGTGTGATAACTAATATATATGAAAGCGCATTTTGTGTCAATAACTCAAAGACGATTTTTTTAATTTTTTTTCAAAATTTTTTATTTTTTTTTAATTTGTATCTTTAAAAAGTCTATTACCGTTTTCCAAGACAGTATATTCATAATTGATTCCTTCATACTGGAATTTAAGAGTTGCACTCACAAAAATCATCTGCTGCCCTTTCAAGAAGTTTTTTTCAACACTCAAATCCAGAACAGATTTTATCAATGGAAGATTTCCAGGCCAGTGAGAAGTTCCACTCCAGGCTCCATTATTATAAATACCGGCATCTATTCTTGTACTCACACCAGGCAGTATAGGATAAGCAAATGTCAAATCATCAAAAACAACAGAATATGATGGACTGTCATAATAATAATCTGAATGACTTACCCAATAATTACCTTTTCCACCGACAGCCTTTACCCTTACTCCAATATCCTTAAAATCAGAATAATACCAATTAGCCTGCTCAGCCTGAACTGTCAACCAGACTCTATATTCATGATTTTTTTCAACAAAAGGATAAAGGAATTTCTTTCCATAAGCATCCGTAACGATTCTTACATTTTCTTTACCGATAGTCTCATCATAAACATGAATTGCAACATGGTCCCATACATAATCATGAGATTTTTCAATATAAAGCCCATTATATTTTGGTGTTACAGAAAGCAGACTGTTACTGAAAGAGCCATCAGGATTTTTCTTTGAACCGCTGTTAGAAGCTTTTGGACCATCCGCATCTGATGGTGAGCCTGTTTCATACTGGATGATTTCTTCCGGTACTTCTGAATCAGGAAGCTGAATCTGCCCGACTTCATTTGTATCTTTAAAGAAATTATTATAATTTGCAACTATCGTATATTCATAATCCACATCATCAAAGGTGAATTTTTTCTTTATTTCAACAAAAATTTTCTCCTTTCCACGTAAAAAATCAGCCTGAGAACTTAAATCCAAAACTGAAGAAAGCAACCCGGACTCAATTTGAAGATTTGTAGGATATATTCTGTTTCCATTCCAATCGCCATCATCGCAAATAGTTCCGTCAATACGGACATTCTGATAATTTATATCTGGCTCTATAAACTGCAAATTGTCAAATATGATTGAATGATCAAAACTGTTATAATGATAATTTGATTTAGTAATTCTATAATTTCCAACACCGCCACTTGCCTGTACAAGAACACTAATTCCTTCATTTTTCAAATCAATATAATCCCAATCATAATCAGAAGCCTGTATTGTCATCCAGACTGTATAAACATGGTCTTTTTTTACAAAAGGATACAAGAAGTCATTTTTATTCTCGTCTGCACTAATTCTTGCGTTTTCAAGGCCATCATTTTCATCATAAATACAAATTGAAATATGATTCCATACAGAATTATGAGATTTTTTTATACGCAACCCATTTTCTTCTGAAGTTACAGAAAGCATACATTCATCACTGCCACTAAGCCCTTTAGGATTTCGAACCTGCTTTGCTACAGTCCCAGATTTTGGCCAGTCTGCTTCACCAAGATTCAGGCGGAAATAAAAGCTTGTGGCATCATAAATATTGTTACCTTCAGAAATAAGTGAGTTTCCACCCGGCTGCCAGTCATAATCGCCCCAATATAAAGTACTAAGCTTACCGGTCAAATCAGAACTGTACAAATAAGGTCCAACCATATCTTTCCAATTTAAAAAG